CGGAATTCATGGACTACCTATCTGCAGGGTCGCAGACAGCAGTCATTGGTTATACACTTTACAATGTGGGGAGTGCTGTTTATCGCCGCTGGTTTGGTAAGCGGTCGGCTTTGATTAACAGAGCTCAAAATATGGTGGTTAAAGTTTTTGACGAGTTGAATCACGGGGTTGATTTGGAAGTTGATGATGTTACTGTGGTTGTACCTTCCACAGTGATGGATAGTGCGGACATCAAAGCCGCCGTGAAGAGACGTGTTAAAACCAAGGCCCCTTTTCGTTCTTGGTTGATCAAAGTAGGAAAGGCTAAGTTTGGTTTAGTATCTCGCACAGAGGCTAACCGTATGTGTATTAGGAAATATCTTTATGACCAATGCATTGATCATGGAGTACTTGCTCGTCACATATGGGAAAATGTTGACTTCGCCACTGAGATGGTTTTCGTGCCTACTGAAGTGGAGATGCTGACAGCTGCCTTGTCACACACTAACATAGTACGTGGGAATAACAAGATGTTGGCGTCTTTGGGGAAGTCCTCCCCCAAAGTCGCTTGATGGGGCCCAGAAGCTAGGGAGGGGTTTGACACGGTTCCCGGTCATTACCCGGATGTGACTCCCAAACCTTCGGGAACCAAGAAGGCACGCAGATTCCTAACGATGAGTTCGTTTCTGTGCGGCCATGAAATGCAGACTCATAACAACTCACTAGCCAACCTGTGCCGAGGGGTTGGTGAACGAGTGTTGTTCACAGATAAAAATTGTTCGAAACCGATACAACCATTGAATAATATCTTTGAACAAAGGTGTGCGTCGTACATACGGCCACTGGTTCTTGAGATAGGGTGGCAATCCCCGGTGAGTCGACAAAGATTTGTCGAATACTACCAGGGACCGCGCCGTCATGTTTATCAGGAAGCAGTTGATGGGCTGGCTAGTAAAGCAGTCCACCCCCGCGACGCACACTTGAAGACTTTTGTCAAGGCGGAAAAACTTAACTTCACACTGAAGCATGACCCTGCTCCTCGAGTCATTCAACCTCGAGGTGCCAGGTACAACGTTGAGGTGGGGAGGTATTTACGGCCTATAGAACACAAGATTTACGATGCGATAGATGCGTTGTTTAAGTCTCCCACCGTTTTTAGCAAGTACAACTGTGTCGACCAGGCGCGGTTAATTAAGGAGAAATGGGACAAATTCCAGAAACCGGTCTGTGTGGGATTGGATGCTTCACGATTCGACCAACATGTGTCTGAGCAAGCTCTGAAGTTTGAGCACAAATTTTACCATGCTATTTTTGGTAGCAAAGAATTGAAATCTCTTCTTAGATGGCAATTGGTAAACCATGGAATTGCTCGAGCAAATGATGGGTTTTTCAGATACACGAAGGTTGGATCTAGAATGTCTGGTGACATGAACACATCAATGGGAAACAAATTTTTGATGTGTTTAATGGCTAAAGCATACATTGACACATTGCCATTCCCGGTTGAATTTGTTAACAACGGTGATGATTGCCTTATGATCTTTGAATACAAGAATCTGGCTGGTATTTCAAAATTAAATTCATATTTTGCCGATTTTGGGTTCAAGATTGTCCAAGAGAAACCTGTGACTGAGTTTGAGCACATCGAGTTCTGTCAAACTAAACCAGTCTTCACGTCAAGCGGGTGGAGAATGGTCCGAAATGTCAAGACTTGTATGTCCAAAGACGTCACATGTGTGAACCTAGGACACGACCTTAAGAAATATAGGGTTTGGTTGGGGAAAGTTGGACAATGTGGGATGACGGCAGCTGCCGGAGTTCCAGTCTTGCAAGCTTTCTATACCATGTTGGATCGCTTCGGATCACCTGGAAAGTTAGACTCCGGTGTAAAATTCGAAAGTGAATATAATTGGCACCAACATATGGTTAGGGGTTTGGGGGGATTGTCTACTACAATCACTGATCAAGCACGATATTCTTTCTGGTTGCAAACTGGCATGACTCCAGATCTACAATGTGAGTACGAAAAATACTTCACAGAGTCAGTCTGGGGAGGCGATAAGCGCCAACTTATCGATACCATCGTAAACTTATAATATGACTAAAAGATCTTCGAAATCCAAGTTGCCTGTTAAAACCGTACAACAACTGTCTACTCGCATGCCCAGGCCGAGATTTTCTGCCAGGCTAAGTGATAACGTTAGTTATGTTACGGGCAACCAGTACGCTATTGCGCCGGTCGTCACGGCTGGTAACACTCTTGGGTACAGTAAAATCACCTTGTCACCTGGCCATGGTGGTTCTTTTACTTCTTTCCCTTGTGATATTGTTGCTCGCCAGTACCAGAATGGATTATATCTACCCGGTACTCGATTGGATTACATCCCTGGTGTCGGACTCAACACCCAAGGAACCATCGCCATAGCTTACATTGACAGTCCTACTCTGATGAAACAGTGGGCCACGTTGGCTGCAGGTAATCAGTTGTCATTTATCCAGGGTTTGGCTAATGTCAGAACTGGGCCCATTTGGCAACCTTTGACCTTCCCGTTGCCACCAAACACCAGACGTAAGGACTATTTGGTGGATAATTCCATAGTTGCCAACGACACTAACGAGCTTGACCTAGCGGTCCAAGGGTATTTCCTTTGGGTAGCTTATGGGTTGCAAGCTCCCTCTGCTGACTTAACGGTCGGACAGATGGTGTTACACACTAAAATGCAATGTAGAGAGTTGATCGGGTTTAACCAGACACAAGGATAAAGTAACATGAAGGGGGTTAAGGCGAACCTATTATGAACGAATGGCGTGAATTGTTACTGGCGCGACACCGGCTTTGGCGAGTCGACGGTGGTTAGTATACGAGCAACCACGGGTGTCCATATGTTCACGAGAAGTAGATGATAGGTCGAAGGTGGAGCAAGAGCGAACAG